GGGGCATACCACACAGGCATCGAGACGAAGGTGGTTGGCGTGAGGATGCCGATCGACAAGATCGAGGCGGTCAGGGCGGTCTTCCAGAAGGCCGGGATGACGATGAGCGAGGGCATGGAGTGGGTGGTCGACACGCAGATTCTACGGACGCGGTAAGGAGCTAGCACAGAAGACGAAGAAGGAGGTAGAGATGGGATACGACGAGACGATGAAGGCTTGGATAGCCGCCCATGGAGGGCAGAAGGTGACGGGGCTGCTTAACTGTCCTAACGACCCACCGAAAGGGCTGAGGAAGTCCAACAGGTTCTGGCAAGACCACTACGTCCGATACGACGAGTGCACCTGTGCAGAGGACGACTACCAGTGCCTGCTGGGGGACGCGGAGCACTACGCGGATTTCTCCGACTACGATATGCCTGGTTGCGGGTCACTCATCCGGTCTGCCAAGAGTGTGATCGCGTCCTTTGAGAGCGGGCCGGTCTGGAAGGCAAGGAGACAATAGCTCTTCCGTAACTGACCAAAACCTACACACGAGGAGAGGAACATGCCAAAGCCGCCGAAGGGTGTCCAAGAACGAAACAGCTTCTGGATTGACCACTACCACCGCATGGACGAGCAGTGCGGATGTGACCTACCCGCAGATAGTGGATGGACACGACCCTACGATTGCCTGATGTGGGACGCTGAGTACTACGCAGGATGCACCGAGTACGACATGCCAGGATACGGCTCCCTCATCAGGGCCGCCCGACGCATTTACGCGAGGTTGTCAGCCCCTGATTCGGACCGCACCCTCAGATAGATAGACGGCTGAGAGGCCGGGGTTAAAGCCCCGGATTAAAGCCCCCGACCCGGTCTCAAGGCGGGTCAATCAGGGCTAGGAGCGAGAGACATGGCAGAGGCTATAACGGAGTTGAGGGTGTTGATCGAGGCCGGACTGATGACTCGGGCAGAGGCTGTCCGGGTAGTCGCGAGACTGGAGGATGCACGATGAGCAGCGACACGGAAGGACGTTTCGGCGCGAACGATTTAGACCCAGAAGCACATTACGACATCATCGGTGGCTCAAGCGGCCACTGGGTTACCTGCGGCATACAGGGCGGGGATGTAATCCGGGCGGCATGGGTGGTGGGCGACGAGGCGTGGCCCGCAGGCGAGGACACGTTCGACGGCGACCCGGTCGCAATCGCCTCGGAGGACGCACAATGAGAGCAATCAGCCCCAGCCAGCGGGACAAGGTCGAGCGGGCGCTGGTCCAGCACGAGAGTTTCGGCAACGCATATTTTTGGGAGCCTCGCGGAAACAGGAGCCAGCGCGACCGGTGGACAGACAAAAACAATTGGAGCGTGGCCTTTCGCCACGAGGGCGTCCAGTACGCATACCGTTCGGAGATGCATTGCAGCGCGAAGAACGTCTACTACAAGGGGTATTTTACCGCCGACGGAGACCGGGTCACGGTGCGGGCATTCAAAAAGTTGGCTGGTGGGTCATGACCGCCTCCGCGTGCCAGGTTCCCGGAGCGTATCTCGTCAGGGATGAGGCCGAGCCCGTGCCGTACGGCAAAACGGCGGTCGATGCCTCAATAATAGTTCATCATTATTCCTTCGGCTGGCTCTGCACCGCCTGCCAGCCGTCGCTCGGAACGACGCGGCCAGAGTGCGAACACGTCGAAGCCGCCAAGATCGCGGCGAGGAGTTAAGCCCGAAGCGCCGCCCATGTCGCCAGCATGGGCGAGTCTCAACAAGGCCGGTGGTTCGGGCCACCGGCATCGAATCTGAGAGAGAGAGGAGCGAGATCGTATCGGCCCGACGGGGTGGGCATTGGTGATGTTATAGCCGCCAATGCCCACATATGGTACGCGCGAGAGGAGGGCAAATATGCCCGCAGGAATTACGAAAAACGACGGAATGGCATACACAGGGCGACGCCCCTGGCACAATCTTGGAACGTATGTGAGCCACGCCATGTCGGCGTCGGAGGCAATCGAAGCGGCACACCTAGACTGGGAGGTCGTGACCGAACCGGTCTATCGGGATGTCCAGACGGATAGCTGGAGGCCGAAGAACTTCAAGGAGATCAAGGGCAAGCGGGCGGTAGTCCGCCAGGATACCGACGAGGTTTTCGGGGTCATGTCGGACGGCTACACGCCGTTCCAGAACTTGCATTGCTTCGATTTAATCGACGCGGTGATCGGTACCGGGGACGCGACTATCCACACGGTTGGGAGCCTGTTCGGCGGGCGTCGGGTCTGGATGCTCTGTAGGCTCCCAGGCGACTACAAGCTGGACAACGGGGAGAAGCTTGAGAGCTACATCCTTCTGGACAACAGCCACGACGGGACGGCTGCGCTGAGGATGCGACTGACATCGGTGCGGGTTGTTTGCTCCAATACCCTTGGAGCGGCAACGAGCCGCCGAGCGGCGTTTGCTGCTAAACATACAGCAGGAATTATGGGACGGGCCAACGAAGCCCGCGACCTACTGGGGCTGAGGGACGCCTACATGCAGCGGCTAATGGAGGACGCGAACCGCATCGCCGAACAGGCCTGGAGCCATGCACAGATGCGGAGCCTTACATATGATCTCCTCGATCTAGAGCCCGACAAGAGCATCGACATGCAGCGCGGCATCAAGTCCTTGGCAGCGTCGAACATGCTCGATCTGTTTTATCTCGGGGCGGGCAACCACGGCGAGACAAAATGGGACGCGCTGAACGCGGTGACCGAGTACCTGGACTACTCCAGAGGGAGCCGGGCCATCGATAGCCTGGGTTCGACCGAGGACGCGGTTGTGTCCCGAAGGCTCCAGAACTCATGGCTCGGCGGAGGCGGGGAGCAGATGCGGGCAAAGGCGTGGTCGATTCTCCAGGCCCCGACGCCTGAACTTGTGGGGGTCTAACGGATGGCGGGACGGGATTGATGGTGGTACACTACCATGACGGCGTGACAGGAGGTGGAGATGCCAATCGGTCGATGGGCGACAGTAACGGAGGCGTCCCAGGAATTTGGAGTATCGCGGCAGCGAATCCATCAGCTAATCACTAAGGGGCTGCTCGGCGAGACGAAGAAAATGCGGACGCCACGGGGCGCGGTCTGGATGATCCGGTGGCCGATAACACGGTTGCACCGGCCAACGGGATATCACAGGCCAGAATGCACGTGCGGAAAACATCCAGGAGAGGGGCAGAGCATACGGAGACGGAGGACGCGGCAATGAGGCTACCCGACGCAGAGGCTGTGCAAAGTTTGACGGTTGATGAGGTCGTCGTGGAACTGGTCGACGTGCGGCAGCAAATCAAGGCCTTCGAGGAGCTTGAATGGCTCCTGTCTCGTACTGTGGTCGAGGTCATGCAGGCCGAGGGCTCGGAGCGGATGCGGACGCCGACGGGGATCGTGACGATCCCACGGTCGGTGACCTACGACGCCTCGATCCTGGCAGGGCTCCGCGAGATCACTGACCCGGCAGACCTGGCCGGGATTTACACGCCAGAGCATGAGGAGATACGGCAGGTACCGGAGCGTTGGGATATGTCGAAGGGGCGGAAGTTGGCGAAACATAGCGGCGACCATGCGGCCATTATCGAAGACGCTAAGATATACGGCAGACCGAAGGTCAAAATACAGCAGGAGGCTATCCGTGGCAGTTAGTAAAATTGAAACACAGGCGAAGATTCTTCAGGTCGAGAACGCTCGTGGCCGGGTCAGCATCGAGGCAGATATATCGGCCTTGGGACAGTATCCGACACGGTTCATCCGCTGGGCCGGGCAGGGCAACGCCCCGCCTATCGGGGCGGAGGTGCTGGCGACAATGGAGCCGACCGTGCGACAGGCGCGATTCGTCCGGGACGGAACATTTGCCGCCGACGAAATCGACGGCGAGGAAATGCCGTGGCAAGTCAACTGGGCCATGTTGGGCGCGAAGCCGTTAGAGGGCGCTTCCGGAGCTGGGACGGACGATACGGCCGGAATGCCTCCGCCATCGCCCTCTGTGGCTCCTAGTGCCGCTGGTAAGGCGGTGTACGTTGACGCCAACCTCCGGCACCGCGTGGATGCGATGTCAATTAACGACAGGGAGGCGGTGCGGCTGGCGATAGCGTACGGCGCATCGGAAGGCGGCAACATATTCGGCGACATCGACGAGGTGCTAAGACAGGCGGGGACGATTGCGGGCTGGTTAAATACGAGGTTCGGTTACAGGATGGGCGGGGAATTCGGGTCATCGCTGGTCACCCATGCCCAGAGCCTCGGCGCGGTGGTAACAGACGTGGAGGTAGTCCCAGAGGCTGAGGCAGTCCCAGAGGTGACGCCGGACATTAAAAACGAAGCCGAATTGCGGGCATGGGTAGAGGCGGAGGGATGGAGCCGGGAGGCCGTGGTCGAGGTGATCAGTTCGGCGGGGTATGAATCCGCGAGTGCGTATCTTGCGGCGGCCGGGAATACGCCGCCGGGGCTAGCATCGCTCCTGTCCGAGAAGCTGGCATGACCGCGCTGCACTGCTCGGAGAGTTACTGTGACCTGCACGACTTCAAGATCAATACGCGGGGTATTTGCCTCCGGCAGGATGCTCTCCGACGGTCCGAACAACGGTTCGCGATGCCCCGGTCAGATTCTCACGACGAGGGTCTGGCCGGGGCAATTCTGCGCCTGACTGAAATGCTGGAGGGGCGGCAGGAACGACAGCCCCGATACGAGGACGCACCCAGGGAGCCGACCAGACCGGTACGACGCGAGAGGCGGAAGGGCGGAACACCGCTGTGATATCCCAAACGCTGTCAACGCCGACGCTGAGTCGAGAGGGAACCAGCTTCGTCCTGACCTGGGCCGAGGGTGTGACCGTGGAATGTAAACGAATTTACGAACATCGCGACCGACACGTCGAGGCAGTCGTAAGCGTGAGAGATAATGCCGAAATAAATGGCCCGCATCTATTGGGGCCAATCAGGACTCACATAACCAAAACGTGGCGCGGGATCATCTCCGAATTGGAGGACATATCGAGCCGAGACGACTGGCGGCAGCGGCTGACCCAGGTGACGGCGATGGTCACCGAGGCGTACCTCGCAGGGTCTCCGGCGATTGCTCTGGACGACGCCGAGCCGCCTGAGCCGAGTCGGGAGGTGATCAGTAAAATCCTCTGGCAGGGAACACCCTGCATCATCTACGGCGCGGGTGGGATCGGCAAGAGCCTCGTCGGCTTGAATCTCATCCAGGGGTTACACTCCGGTTTCGCCGTGGCCGGGCTGGAGACGGTACAACAAAATTGCATGTGGCTGGATTGGGAGACTACTCGAAACCTCGCGTACTGGAGGAACTCAGAGATATTACGTGGACGCGGGATTGAGCCGGGGCGATGGCCTGACCCAGAGAGGCCGGAGAGCCCGCGGGGCCGGATGGTGTACTACCGGGAGATGGTCGGGAGTCTATCGGACAACGCCGAGACGGTCGCGGACGAGATCGAGGCGTATAACATCGGGACTATCCTGGTGGACAGTGCGATCCCGGCGTGCGGAGGGGAGGCCGAAGCGACCAAGCCGACACAGGATTTCTTCACAGCATTGAGGGCGATTAAACCCGCCAACCGCGACCTGTCGACGCTGATCATTGCCCACGTCACGAAGGAGTCTACGAACAGCAGGACGAACCCGACACCCTTCGGCTCCACGGTATGGAAGGACAGGGCGAGAGACACATGGGAGCTGAAGGCGAGTCAATTGAGGAACGCCGCTTATACTGATTTCGCGCTACATCATCGGAAGTCGAATATGGGGCCGCTACATGACCCGCTAGGGTTTCGGTTGACGTGGGCCGACGGATGCACCATCGAGGGGCTGGACATAAAACAAAATGCGGAGCTTGTGGCCGGTCTGCCGGTCTCCGAACAGGCGAGGATTGCGATTGCCGAGACCGGACCGATGACGACTGAGGAGATTGCGGAGGTGCTGGACTCGCCCCGGTCGACGGTGGCGTCCAGCCTGTCGAGGGATCATCGGTTCACGTCCCAGAACGGACGCTGGGAACCGTCGGACACAGATTGGTGAGGGAGATATACAGACGGGCATTCAAAGCGTTTGGCGCGAGGATTATAACGCCGGAGGAGAGGAGCGAGATAATGGCTACAACGAGCAACGCGGCATGGATGGAAAGCTGGCAGGAGCGGCAGCGGTGCCGGGGCAGGGTCACGCAGCACGTTTGCCGGGATGGGTGTGACTGGATCGACGAGCCGGTTGATACTGCGATGATGACGAGAAAGGTCTTGGTTACGCCGACGATTGCGGCGAAGTGGCTTGAGAGGAACAGCATAAACCGTTCGTTTTCCCGTGACGCCGCTCGGACACTGACGGCTGAGATGTCGGCGGGTAACTGGTCGGAGAACGGGGAGGCGATCATATTTGACTCTGATGGGGTGCTTTGTGACGGGCAACACAGGCTTCAGGCGGTGGTGAATTCCGGCCACGAATACACCGTGCCCGTCGTTACTGGCATCGCGCCGGAAGCCCGGCCAACGGTCGATACAGGACGGAGGCGGAATGGTGGACAGAATCTACAAATGGCCGGAGAGAAGAACGCTTCGCTCCTGTCGTCGGTTCTGCTGCTGTGGCGGGGCTATCTCGCGGGCGATCCTCGCGTCATGGCCTCCCCTAACTCGATAGCGCCCGAAAACAGGATGACCGTCCCTCGGATAATGGCGGAGCTGGAGCTACATCCAACACTAAGGATCGCCGTCTCGCGATCAATTGCGTTGAGGGCTGCGGGCGCTGGTCAGTCGCTTGTGCCGCCGTCAGAGGCCGCGCTAGTGTGGCACG